CTGTCATAGTCCCTCCTCGAATCTACCCTTCAACGCTTCAATGATACAAGTATATCTAGGTCTCTCCTGAACTAAACCAATTTTATGATGGATTCGCGAAATCAAAAACTTACCAGACATTAGAGGGTCTTCCTGCATATTATTAGTGGTCGCCGATCTATTCGGTAGAGTGCAATTAATCGTCACTCCAGCTGTTAGCTGAGTATCGCCAGGAACTCTTATCTTCAATGCATTTTGTAATAATTGAGCTATGTATGCCTGGAAGTCAGCAGTTGATTCTGGGATGTGAGTAACAGCTCTTTGTGACACGTCAATAGGAATCAGAGATTGCGGTGGGATTCTAGCATTGAAATAACGATTTATGAATCCGGTTGAAACATCAGTTCCTTTTCCACCGTCTTTGTAACTAGTATCAGAAGTTTGAACATCCTTCGTTTCGAACTGCCAGGTAGTAAAATTAAAAGACGTTACTCTTCGTGGTCCACCAAACGTGATACGATCAATAGAAGAAAGCTGCTGCGGAATAGAAAACGACAGAATGTTATTGTCTTGTTCATTACTCAATGAGTTGATATTGATAGCACCAGACTGCTTGAACGACTTGACAGGCTCGGTCGCAAATCTAGATTCAATCGTGCAGAACCTCAGTATCTGTTCCTCGTTATCTCTTGTTTCAAAAAATACGTATGAAGACGAACGATTCTCTTCTGTTGAAACCGATCTGGCTCTAATCATTTTGATTGCTTCGAATGGACTCTTGTGAGGAACTAGAACGTTCTGATTACCTCTGGTCTCTTCGACCTCAACTCTTTTCTTTGTAAACAGATACTTGTCGCATATGTCCTTAACCATGTTTGAGCAAATATCATTATAGCTTTTCTGCACGTAGTTAGTTTTGGCATACATTGCTTCTTCTGAAACACACTTCAGAACATAAGTCTTGGCTCTCTGGCTATCCAGTTGTTGCTGATCGCCGATCTCATACAGAGCAAATGTATAGTTGGCTTCTTTGAGGTTTGGACTTTTGAACGTGAATGTGCAAGTCTCGTCACCAAGCAATCTCAGATTACCAATGATGTCCTGCGTATCCAGAACTGTAATGTCGCATACTACTCCAGGAGTAAAAATACTCTCGTAGATAGATGCAGACACAAACGATCTGGTTAGATTGAGACTTCCGCGCTGAGAAGTTACAATCAAATTTGATACTAGGGCATCGCCAATAGACAAACTATTTGACATATTACCTCAATAGAGTTTTCAGTTCTTTGGCGAGCTTACCGGAATAATCGCTCTTCAGAACTTGAATGGTTTTGTTTCTCTCGTTGATCTCGTTTTCGTAGTCGTAGAGGTAAACGGGATCCCAGTAATTCAGTTCCTCTGCTGATATATTGCTTACAAGAAGCGTAGCTGCTGTATAGTTTTTGCTCTCTGCGCTTTCTCTACCAACAACAGACATTGTATTGATACCAATGTCTTCTGTCACGATTCCTGAGGTGTGATGTATCGTGAGAGCTGTTGTTGATTTGCCACAAACCTGACCACTACCGATTAAAGTTGAATTGCGGTACACGTTGACAATTTCATCAGTTATATAGTCTGTGCCATCTACATTGTAACTAACAACATTATTGGTTGATTTTTTCCAGTCAATTTGTTTTCTTTTGTAACCCAAAGGAGTCGTCGACTGGTAGATGTCGTTGTAAATGGGCTCGTAGAACTTCTTCAATGTTTCGGTGATTGAATTGTATTGCGACGTTGAAATAGGGTCGGGATAGGAGTACCAGTTGTTTCTGTAGTACTTGACCTTTGTTACTGCATTAACATACGAACCGTACTTCTTAACTATGAAGTCTTTGAAAGTTGCCTGATCCATATACCAATCGTAGTAAGGATCAACGACTTTGTTGGCGAGATGTAAAATCCAGCCCATATACTCATCGTTGTAATAACGATCGGCGATATTATCTGGTCTTTCGCCTTCTCCAATATCATACGAATAGTATAGTGTAGGGCTGTTGTAAACAGAATTGAGAACAACTGCGCGCTCTGTGATGTTACGAACGTAGTTGTTCGCGTATTGGATTATGGGGAATTTCTCGAAGTATTTCTCAGTCATTTATTTTAATCCTCATTAGAGATTAGGATTTTCCCCACGTGCTGGCGGTGGAGTTAACAATCTAATATTTCGAGTTATAGCAGCAATATCGTTAAAAGAGCTTTCTTCGAAATCATTGTTAGTCCAGTATTCAATTTCTTGCATCTGAATGCTTAATGTTACAGCTGTCGGAGCCTGGGAACGTTTGAAAAATGACGGTCCCGATCCAGCAGCATAATTAACGTCTACGCTTTCGATAACACAAGGTTTGAATCTGTAAAGGAATTCGCTAGAAGGAAACAAACTTACAATAACCATACTCGGAAAGGTAAAAAACAATCCATTACTGTCCGAGACTCCAGGAGAAGTATGAAATTGAAATTTTCTAACCAAATCCCTTATTTTACCTGATTCTATTTCGTCTTTAGGCATAAGTTTCCAGGAAAAACTGTGTTTCTTGAAAGTAGGTTGTTTGAACAGAACTGTTTGAAAAGGATTTACAGCCATCCCGGAATAAGCAGATGCTGCAGCTGCAGCTTGTGGGGATTCTCTTTGAACAGCTGCAACTGCAGCGCCTTCTATAAATGATGCGCCCGCTCCAACTATTCTTCCCAATCCTTGTGTTAGTCCAGCTTCGCCTGTAGCGGAAGGACCAGTTCCAATAGCCGATTCCAAAGCAGCGCCAACGGCAGGTCCGAGTGGTTCAGCTGCATAAGAAACGTTCAAATTATCTTTCAAATTACTTGGTAAAGGTAAACGAACTGTTCCTTCAGATCTCAAAAATGGAGAATCATTAATTGATCTTTTTCTGTATTCCTGAAAATTGAAAGAAATATAAAAATCTCTATTAGATTGGACGAGATCTGAGGGGAACACTATCTGATTTTGAAATTGGTTAGCCATTCCAGCTCTTCTGTTATACAACCTAACAGCATCAGCAGTTGTATAAACTGCTATCGCAGCAGCTGCTAAACCCGTAGCGGCTTCTAATCTTGCTTTTGTTAAACCAGCTCTTGCAGCTAAACCCAATAAATTGGTTGATGTTTTTCTTGGTTCTTGACCCATAACTTTACCTTTGATAAATACTGGTTGCTTCTATTTATAATGAAATTGAGAAGATGGCAAAGTACACACAAGGTTATTTCAAACCAAGAAATCCAAACAAATACAAAGGCGACCCAACCAATATCGTTTATCGTTCTAGTTGGGAGCTTCGCTTGATGACTCACTTCGACCAACATCAGGATGTTGTATGGTGGAAGTCAGAAGAAACAATCATACCTTATCGTTCTCCAGTTGATGGAAAAGTGCATCGTTATTTCCCGGATTTTCTTATAAATACAAAGAACAGACAGGGATTGAGCGAGACGATGCTGATCGAAGTCAAACCGAAATCGCAGACAGTCGAGCCTAAGAAACAATCAACGGTAACGAAACGATACCTGAATGAAGTCTTTACATGGGGAGTTAACTCCGCCAAGTGGTCAGCTGCCGAAGAATACTGTAAAGACAAAGGCTGGAAGTTCGTCATCATGACAGAGAAAGAAATCTACGGTAAATGACCGCATACATTTTTCAACAACTATCGCAACGCGGAAAAGCAGAAGGTATAGACAGATCAGATGTCGAGGACGCGCGCGAGTGGTTTAGACAGGCTGCACAGGACGTTCGTAACGTCAACCGTCGCCGTATGATGAATGACAAACAGAACATCAAGACTACTCTAGATCAAAAGAGTATCGGCAAGATGTATACGTTCTTCTATGACCCAAAACACAAAGAGACACTTCCTTACTATGATTTGTTTCCATTGATTTTCCTTGTTGATTTCAAAGACAACGGGTTCATGGGAATCAATCTGCACTATCTCCCGCCTGTTCTGCGCGCGAAGCTTATGGATGCTCTATACCAAACAGTCAACAATACCAAACACAATGACACAACCAAGCTTAAAATCTCATATCATATCTTATCTTCTGCTTCGAAATATCGCTGGTTCAAGCCATGTCTAAAGTATTATCTGTGGGAACAAGTTGCAAGCAATTACCTAAATATTGAACCTACCAACTGGGATTCAGCGCTGATGCTACCGACAGAACAATTCAGAAAAGCGACCAAAGACAAAGTCTGGCGCGAGTCGAGAGAAATGATCTAATGTTCAACATCGCCAATTTTTCGGCTCATATAAATGATAGAGGTACTGTTCAGACTAACAAGTTTATTGTTAGAATCCCACCACCCATAATTTTGCGAAATGGGTTCGAAGTAGTACAAAGATCAATCGAATACAGAGCGAACTCGGTTAAAGTTCCCGGAGTCGATCTAGACACTCAAAACGTTTCGCGTTATGGTGTTGGTCCATCACAGAAATTTCCAACCAATGTAAACTTCACTGACGTTGATATCAACTTTCTTGATACGAATGGCAATTATATTTGGAAGTATTTTGCGAAATGGATGAATGGGATATTTGATTATACCGGTAGAAACGGGGGAAGTGAACCTAGTTATGGGGTTGAATACAAAACATACTATCAGACAGATATTCAAATATTTGTTTTTGATAATGCCGGTCGTCAAACCAACGCTATCATTTTGAAAGAAGCTTTCCCAATTTCATTGAATGATGTGAGTTTGTCCTGGAGCGAAAACAATCGACTGTATGAATTCAGTGTAAGATTCTCTTTCAGAGAATGGTTTTACAGTGGTTACGACATGGGCGTATATGACTCACGTGTGAGTATAGGTCCTGGTCAAACAGCGCAAGTAGTTCCTAATCCAATCGAATCGCCAAGAATGCGAGATGAAGGTAGAATTAATCCTGGAGGATTCAATGCTGAAGCTCAACAGCGACGTAAAGAAAATTTCGCTCAACGGGGAAGAAATAACGGGTTTTATTCGCCAGAGCAGCAAGCAGAATTCCGAAGACTTGAACAAGAATAATATTTAACAATGGAGTTATATTATGCCACTTCCTAAAATCAAACACCCAATTTACGAATTTCATATTCCATCATCTGGTTTCGATCGTAAGAAAGTAGAACCTTTCCGCCCGTTCCTAGTCAAGGAAGAGAAGCTTCTGTTGATGGCTAAGGCATCAGAAGATTCAGGTGATATGCTCAGAGCAATCAAGCAGGTCGTAAACAACTGCGCTATCAACGATTCATTCGATGTTGACAAGCTGGCTATATTCGATCTAGAGTATCTTTTCATTCAGCTGAGATCTGTGTCTGTCAATAACGTCGT